TTCTAATAAATTAATATTATTTTTTCTATAAGGTTCTAATAATTTTTCATATGAATTAATATAAGAATGAGCAGTTCCTTTATCTCCATGTCCACCACTTGGGTTTGTATCCATATATCTCTCGTAAATGTTTTGCAATGTCATTCCCCTTTCTATATTATCATATCTTTCATTTTGCTTTTCTTGTCTTTCTACTTGCTTATTATGAGTAATACTAAATCCTTCCTCTACAGGTAAAGCTGCAAATTCCTTATATCCTGTTACCATACCATGGACTGGGTGACCTGTCCATTGGATTTTTGGTGTGTTTTTGTATATTCTTTTTTGTTGATCAGGCCAATTAACCCAACCTTTCTCATTTACTCTCCAACCCCATTTTTTAATATGTGCCTCTGTTAAACCTTTTACAAGGTTTTTACGTGGGACTATTAACATATCTAAAGTAGGGTTTGATTCTAAAATAGGTTTTAAGTTAGATACTAAACTTTCATTTGGTATTTCATCTGCATCTATTTGAAATATGAAATCTCCTTCGCATAAAGAATTCATATAATTCTTATTTTCCAAGAAATTCTGTTGGAAATCAAAAGGAAATGCTTTTACTATATCTTTGTGGTGGTCTATTACATCTAAAACTTCACCCGTAACTCTATTATCATCATAAACAATTACTATCTCATCTTCTCTATCAATTAAAGGAAATATAAACTCTATTAAATGTTGAAGTTCTTCGTGTTCATTACAAACTGTTATTCCGTAACTTATTTTCATATTTATCTAGCTTGGTAATGCCCCAATATACGAAAGAGCATCTATATAATCACGCTCTTCAAAATATTCTACTGTAGACATATCTGGTTTATATAAGGATTTTGATCCATCTTTGTTTGTAACTTCTTTATCTAATTTAATAGCTTTAACTGCCGCCCATTTCCATTCTTCTATATTAGCACCTGAAGCGTAAACCATTCCTAATTCAGGAACATTTATGTTGTTGGGTAACCATACTAATTCGGTATCGGTATCTAACCAAGCTAAGTCCTTATATAATTCGGGAAGTAAAACCATTTGTTCTTTATAAAAGTCTGTATCGACTTTCATTAATGTATTTGTCATAAACCCACATGATAAACTCATATATTGCGTTATATCTTTGCTTACTTCTATTTTATAACATAAATCACCGCCTGATTTAGGACATTGTATTATTTCATCGTATTGTGCCATACTTATAGTTTTGGTGTTATTAATTGTGGTAAAGATAATTTTACCTCTTTAGGAATAAAGGGTATATTCTTTTCTAATACATCCCCTAATAATTCTTTCATAGCATCAAATGAAAAATTGGTTTTTATATGATGACCATGTTTTTTAGCTCCTACTATATATTTTTTATAATTTTCGTAAACATCCTTAAGTGCTTTTATTGATGCGTTATCATCAATTTTAAACCATTGTGTTTCTTTTAATAACCACTGATTAGCAGCACTTGCATGTACTGGTTCTAATTGACCAGGAACTAAAATACAATTACCCTGAGTTAAAAAATCAACATGACCCGACCAAGCTGATGCAATAATAGGTTTTTTACTTAATCCAAATTCTGCTAAAGGTCTACCATAACCTTCACCTTTAGTAAAGCTAATCATGGATTTTACTTTAGGATGGTTATATAAATCATTCATTTGAGTATCAGATAAATTACCATTAAAAATATAAACATTAGGTAATTTAGTACCTTTAGGGTAATGTTTTTTTATGATTTTGATTTTTTCTAATAATTCCTCTCTACTTATATAACTATTTCTCCCAGTACATGCTTTTAAAATTAAAGCAGGTTGTGATTTTTTATTCTTAAAGGCGTCAAAGAAATTTCTAACCATTAATCCAACATTTTTTCTATCATGACCAAAAGCACCATTCATCCAATGTCCTACAAATAAATAACAAAATGTTTCATTTATTGAATCTAAATCTAATTCTACTTCTTGTGGTTTTTTATAAAAATAAGTATCCAAATCAACTCCTTCAAATATAACTTCTATGGGTTTTTCTAATTTAATTATTCCCTGGATTACATTTGTTCTTTTATCTCTTTGCTCAAATTTAATATCTGAAAATACTTTTTTACTATGTTCTGATGATACTAAATTAAGATTCATTCTATTTAATCCTTCAATCCAAGTTGAAGCACAACCTGTACTTTCAATCCCCGCTGTACAACCAATATTATAAGTACCTACTGGTTGGAACTCATTTGGGATTGTAATCTGCATCCAAATATCAGGTTTTGATGTTAAGTTTGGTATTAATAAAGGTTTTAAAAAGCTCCAATTACTATGATCCTCTATAAAATTTGTTGGAGTATCACCCCATCTTTGTGCTAAGATTTTAACATCATATTTATCTAACTCCACTATAGATTTAACTATATCTCTTGATCTTGCACCATAACCACTATATGTGTCTACTGGGGCACTAATTATAAAAACTGGTTTACTCATTAATATGTAATTTTATGGTTTAAAAATCTTCCTTTATACTCTGTTGCATTAACTATCTCATAATCTCCTCTTGGTTCCCAAACTGAGAATAATTCATCAAAGGCTTCCATTACTCTTTGAGCTTGGTGTTCTGCTGTAAACCCTGCTTCATCACCTAATGCCCATTCTCTACCTTTTAATCCTCTGGATTTACGTTCTTTAGGTGTTAGTTCATATACTTCTTTTATTCTATCACAAACATCTTCCCATGCACATCTATCATCAAATATATAAGGTGTTTGAGGTGATCCTTGTACTGATCTTGAAGTTGGATAAACTGGAAATACCCATTCACCATGTTCTTTATAAGTACCTCTATGGTTAGAAGGAACATCAGCACTTGGTTCAAACCATTTACCATTTTCATCAATAAATCTCATTTGGTCTTGCATACCTCCTGTTACATTAGAAATTGTAGGGGTACCTGTTAACATTGCTTCTGTAAGAGTTAATCCCCACCCTTCATTTGAAGTGATTAGAATTTGAACATCTGCTGTGTTATATAACCAATTTAACTGTTTTCTTGAAAGTTTTGCGTGTGAGAAAACAATATTTTCTTCATAATTTTCTCCAAACAGATATTCAGCTACTGCTCCTAAATCTGTACCATGGTCCGTTGATAAATCAGTGTGTAAAATAAATTTACATTTATCCGCCTTTGCTTTTGGTAAAGAATCTAAAAACGATCTAAAAGCTAACATTGAATCTGGGATTTGTTTTCTACGAATATTTCTTGAATTAAAAAACATTACAAATTCAGTATCTTTTCCTATAATACCCTCTTTAAATTTTTGAAATTCCTCAAATTCTTCATGTTCTTTATTTATTGGGTAAAATTGTTCATGATTTAAACCATGAGGAACATACTTAAATACTCTTTTACTATTATCAACCCCATCTAAAACTAACTTATTAATATTTACTGTTTGTTTTGAAATACCCATTAACAAATCACAAGCCTCATAAAAAGGCTTATTATACATTGGTGCTGGGTAATCATCCCAAATATTTAAATATACTAGAGGACATTGTTTTCTAATAGTATCCTCCATATTAAAAATATGTTTAAAATATCTAGGATCTGTAATTAACATTACTGCATCAGGTTTTTCAAAAGATAAAATCTGTTGTATTTCAATAGATTGAGCATAACCATCTACACAATACAATTTCACATTAGCATCTTCTATTTTTGCTTCTGTATTAACAGATTGAGATATATCTAATGTTTTTCCCTTTTCTGGGTGTTTAATAGCTCCTGCTACATTTACCCAGTTGAAATGATGGGCTGTATGAATTACTATTTCTTTTGCAACTGTGGCAACACCTGAATGTACCCTAATATCGTCACAAACTAATAATATTTTTTTCCTTTGTTCTTTAGGAATGTGTTCAAAACTTTTTTTCATTTATTTAAAATTTATAATTCAAGATTAGTTTGATTTGAAATTTGTTTTCTAAAATCTTCATCCGTAAGGTACAAAAACAAAGCACGATCGGCAAGTTTTTGGAACGAGAATTTTCTTCTTACACATTCAACTTTAAAATTTTCAAATAATTCACTTTTCACTTTAACACTAGTTAGTGTCATTTTTTTAGCATCTGCCATAATTTTTATTTTTAATAACGTTTATTTATAGGTATACGTATATAATTATTTTAGTATATAATACCTTCACCACAATATTCTTTATCCTCTTTATAAGGACAGAAATTACAATTCCATTTTGAAGCTTGTTTTGGGTAATCTTTTTCTTTTATTTTCCCACTAGAGTTAAAACATTCACTAATAAAATCATTAATAGCAGTTTTTGCTCTACCCAATTTAATTTTACCACTAGGTGGTGTAAATTGCTGCACCCTATAAGCTTGATAGGGTGACATAAGTTTTTCATCATCAGGATCTAATACTTTTCTTTTAAGAATGAAAAATTCAATTTCAATCTTATCTAAAGGTATTCCATATTGTTCTGAGAAATATTGTTTGTAGAGGAGTAATTGGAATTGTTTATTTTCATCTTTTTTAGCATAATCATTCCATCCCCCAGTACTTGTTTTTATGTCAATTATCTTAAATGTCTCTGTTGCTTCATGATATGTGACAACATCAAGATACCCCATATATAACACGTTATTTAACATTTTATTTGGTGCTATTACAATAGGTATTTCACAACCAACTAAATATGTACCTTTTTTACTAAAATATCTACTACGTTTTTTCTTAAACCATTCTAAAATAGCAACCCCATCTTCAAAAAACTCTCTCATTTCAACAGCAGAAGAAAAATGAGAATCATTATTCTTTTTATATTGAGTTTGATATTCGCTTATATAAGCTTCTTGAAAGTATTCTTGTATATCTATTTCCCTATCGGCAGCTGCGAAAGACTTTTCATAAGCTACATCTAAATAATGTTGCATCGCTTCGTGAATAGCTGTTCCAAATACAGTATGAATCGAAGATGTAAATCGTTTTATCTTATCTTTATATTGGAGTTTCCAACGATGTTGGCAACCTCTATAAATAGACATTTGAGAATACGATATATTCTTTTGATAAGCATAATTCACCGGTGAAGGTGGATTATTTCTTATTTCTTTTACTATACTTGGGAGTTTTTTCGCCAAACTATTTTTTCCATTTATCTCGACCTACTAAAAGACCGATTATACCATAATTAGCTACATCAATAAAAGTATCTTCCATACCTTCACCTTTAACATAATTTCTACCATTAACCATCAAATTTCTTAAACGCGATATTTTATCCGTTAATCTAATAGCTAACCCAGTTAATGAGAATTTTTTATCATCGCTATTATTAACGATATCTCCGCCTAATGATATGTTATTTAACCCATAATCCATATGTTTAGCCGCAAACATTGCATACATTTCGGCTTGGATTTGTTTGAATTCTTTAGACAACTCTGGGTATTCTTTTTCAAATACCTTAATTGTTAATTTTTCTGAAACACCTGATTTAGCATTCATAATTTCTCTATCGCTCATAACTTTTTCTATTTCTTTTGCGTTATTACCAAAATGGCCTACGTTTTCTTCTAAATATTTTGATATTGAACTACCCATTTAGTAATCCTTTAGTATTAAAATACTTATCTAGTGCTGATAATCTATCATCGGCATCAACTAACATAATAAGTGCTTCTTCAGCATTTTTATAAAAGTCTCCTGTTGAATGGTCTCCAATACCAACTGCTTTATTACCTAATAACTCAAGTGATAATATAGCTTTCGCTTTATCTGCTTGTGCAGATGTCCTTAACATATCTACTAATTTACTCATTTTAATATTTTTTTTATTTCTTTAGTTTCTAATCCCCTATTTGCTAATATACGACTTATTTCTTCAGTATCCAACAAAATTAGGTATTCATTTACCTCCCTTGATGAACATTTAAAATGATCCCTTAAATGATCTATTAATTCAGGGTTTTTCTTTTTCACTGTAGATTTAATATATTTATTCCATTTATTATTTTTAGGAATAAATTCTCTATAGATATTATAAATCATAGTTTTTTCTTGAGGTGGTATTTCTTGTGCAAGATTAACTACCTCTACATAGTCTGTATTTTGAGATACAAATCTGTGTATCATATATGAATTGAATAAATTCCAATCATCATCGGTAAATGAAGATGAAGGAGATTTTTTTGTATTAATCTCCTTTATCCAATCAAATATATTTTTCATTTATACTAATTCCTCTTTTAATTCCTCTCTTAATTCTACTGGGATTCCTTCACCTAAGATTTTCATAGTTGTTGGATCATAAAATACAGGAATAGGCATGATTGCGTCATTATCGGTTCCTGCTACAAATTTTGAAATTTTTCTTAAAATAACTCCACTCATAAAGATGCTTCCACCTTCTTCGTTAGTTATTCCTGTTGTGTTAGTTAAATCTATGTTTAACTGTGGTGATTGTGGTGCTTGATTCATAATTATTTATTATTTATTAAATTTGTTATTAAACTTATACAATTTATTTCCTTATCTAAACGGAAGTTTGCTTTATATTGATGTTCATTTATTATTATTGCTGCTGTACCTACCTTATTGGGGAGATATTCTTCAGCATTATCAAATAGATATCGAAATAAATCCTCAAAATCATCAACGTTTGAATTAGCGAGTATTTGTCTTATCTTTTTAATTTGAGGTTTAGATTGTTTTAATTCACCTACTATAGCAGACATATAGCCTGTAGATACAAGTAAAGAATCATCTATCTTTAATTGACCTTCAGTACTACTTGATTGAATAGTGTTAAGCATTTTTCTAATATCAGGATAAAACCTGTTAACAATTTTCCCAATGGCAGGGGCTTCATAACTAATGCTTTCAATATCACAAATAGTGGCTAAATGTGCTGCTACTTCTTTTTTAGTAGGTGGTACTATTTTAAATGTTTGACACCTTGATTGTAAGGGGTCTATAATTCTTTCTACATAATTACAGGTTAAAATAAACCTAGTGGTACGTGAAAATGTTTCAATTATATTACGAAGTGAAGCCTGTGCTTGAATTGTAAGAAAATCTGCTTCATCCAAAATTACCACTTTAAGTGGTTTAAAAGAAGCAACACTTGCAAAACTTGATACTTTATCTCTAATAGTTTCAATTCCCCTTTCATCAGAGGCATTAATATAAAGATGATCACAATCTAGATTTCTAACGCACAGTTTAGCAAGAGTGGTTTTACCTGTTCCCGCTGGACCATAAAATAGATAATTTTGAATATCATTATTATCCAACTGGTTAGAAATAGAGGCTTTTAGGCTCTCATTTCCAACATACGTTTCTAAAGTTGTAGGCCTATGTTTTTCGTTTAATAAACTATTTTCTTTAGTATTCACCATATATAGAGAATTTCTGTTCTTTTGGTTTTTCAATTATAACTTCTTCTGCATCTATAGCAAATAATTTACCTGCTAGTGGTGATAATTTATACTCGCCTTTAAATCCTGTTTTAGTCATATAAGCTTCTAAAGTATCAGTTAAAGTTTTATGAACTGGACCACTAGGTTCATTTGCAATTAGTCTCCATTTATCTCCAGGAGGTACCCTCCTAGCGATTAATATATCTTTTTCTATTGTTTTAGTTTCTTCCATAATATGAATATACGAAAAATAAATGGGGGAGACAAAAACTCCCCCAATTACCTTATTGTTCTTTTACAGATGCTTTTTTATAATCTGTAATTAGGTTTTTAATAGCCATTGCTGCTTTACGAGCTCGTTGTTGTGAGGCTTTTGTTGTTCCTGCATTGTTTTCTGCTAAGGTATTGAAATTTTCTTCAATCGCCTCAAATAATTCCTGTTTTGTCATTTTTATTTATTTATTAATTAATATTAATTTACATCATTCCGGCACCCATTTGGGCATTAGAATCTAACATTCTCATTTTTTCTAGTTGAGATGTTTTATCTTGAGTTAAAGTACACTCAGTTAATAATACTGTTCCTGCTACTGACGCAGCATTTTCTAGTGCTAATCTTGTTACTTTAGTTGGGTCAATAATACCTGCTTCTTTGAAGTTTTCAATTCCTTCTGTTTTAAGATTATATGATTCCCAAACATTATTATTTTTAATAATATCACGTGCTAAAATACTAGAATCTGTATTTGATATACCAGCATTAGTTAAAATTTGTTCGAATGGCATACCACAAGCATCATATACAATTTGTGCACCAATATTACCTTTAGTAATAGATTCACGTGCAACTAATAAAGCTTTTCCACCTCCAGGTACTATACCTTCTTCAATTGCTGCTTTTGTAGCATGTAAAGCATCATCTACTCTATCTTTTTTCTCTAACATTTCAGTTTCAGTACTTCCACCTACGTGTACAATAGCTACTCCACCAACAAATTTAGATAACCTGTTTTGTAGTTGTTCTTGTTCATATGGTGTCTTACTTTTTAGAATTTGTTCTTGTAATTCATCAACACGTTTTGTTATAGTATCCGCATCTCCTTTACCATCTACAATAGTTGTTTGATCTTTAGTAATGGTTGCAATTCTTGCTTCACCAAACCAATCCCAACTAAACTTATCAAGTTTCATACCCTTATCTTTACTAAATACAACACCACCAGTTAAGTTGGCAATATCTTCTAAAACAAGTTTTCTTCTGTCTCCAAAATCAGGTGCTTTTACAGCACATACATTAACTGTACCTCTCATTTTGTTTACAATTAAAGTAGCTAAAGCTTCGTTATCAATATCTTCTGCAATAACTAATAATGATTTTCCTTGTGCAGATACTGCTTGTAATATAGGTAATAATTCTTTAACTGTATTTAGTCTTTGATCTAGGATTAAAATAGCGGGGTTATCTAAAGTACAAGACATAGTATTATTGTCAGTTACAAAATAAGGTGATTTATAACCTCTATCAAACTGCATCCCTTCTACTGTTTCCAGGTAAGTATCTCCTGTTTTAGATTCTTCAATATGCACTACACCTTCTAAGCCTACTTTATCAATTGATTGAGCAATTAGTTTACCTGTTTCTGGGTCATTGTTAGCAGATATAGTTGCAATTTGTTCTAATTGATCTTCTGCTGAAATATCTTCAGATACTGATTCTCTTAGTTTAGATGTAACTTCCTTGATTGCTGATTCAATTTGTCTTTTAATTTCGACAGCGTTTTCACCATTATCAAGATGTGATAATCCTTTTTTAATCATCTCCCTTGCTAATAAGGTAGAAGTTGTTGTACCATCTCCTGCTTTTTCAGCGGTTTTAACTGCTGCTTGTTTAATTAGTAATACTCCTAATTCCTCACTAGGATCGTCTAATAAAAAAGACTTTGCAACTGTAACTCCATCTTTAGTTGATTGAGGTGCTTCTTGTGCTCCTCTAAAAATTACTACATTTCTCCCATTAGGTCCTAAAGTAGCAACAACTGCATCAGCAAGTTTATTTATACCTGATTGTAATTTTGTTCTGGCATCTTTGCCGTAATGAATTTTTGTTTCCATTTCTTAATTATTGATTAGTTGATTCTTCTACTTTTGCTAATACTTGGTTTTCTGGGCCTATGAAATACTCTACACCTTCAAATGGTAATTTAGTAAATCCTTGTGTTGGTAGGACTACTTTATCTCCAATTTTTACTTGTGGTACTAATAGTACTCCACTGATAGTATATCTACCAGGACCTACGGCAATAACTTCACCAAAGGTATTTGTATCTTTCCCCATATCAGGAACGATAATGTTACCATAGACAGTTTCTTCTACTTCTATGGGTTTAACGATAACTGCATCATAAAATGCTCTTAGCTCTTTCATCTACGTACTGTTTTAAATTTAGTGTTATTTGTTTATAATTCTCTATGTATTCACTTAATTGATTGTAATCCTTATTATTGGATTGTAATTCAGAAATTCTCATTAGAGCTGCTCCTATTGTGGGATAATAATATAAAGACTTTTCATAAGTCTTAGTTTTACCTTTAGCCCTAAAGTGGGTGGCATCTGAAGTTACATTCATTTTAATGGTGTAACTGTATTCATCCTTAGTAATAAAATAAGGTTCCAGTAAAGGATCGGTAATAGTCTTAATAGACTTTCTTTTTGTTGTCATATAACTTATTTATTTAGACGTGAATATACGAATAATATTGCGCTAGGACACGCTTTTTTGTGTATACCTTTATTTAATTTTAATTGTTTTTGCTTTTTTAGATTCCGCAATTGGAATAAATAGATGAAGCAAACCATCTTTCATTTCTGCCTCTAATTTCTCAAGTTCAAATTTAGCTGCTACTTTATAACCTAAGTTAAAAGAACGTTTAGCTAATCCCTTATAGATGTAGCCACTGTAATCAAATTCTTCTTCATTGGGTTTATCATAGATAATTTTTAAAAGATCTCCATCAATTTCTAATTGAATATCTTTTTTAGTTAGACCAGTACAGGCAACTTCAAAGTGAAGTCCTTCTTCGTCATAAAAAATATCTAGTGGATGTGGTTGTTTGTTTTCAAACGTTGTTGGTTGAAAAACGCCGTCTGCCTTAAATAGGTTACGGAATAGTAAGTCGAACGGTGTACGTTCATTGAATAATGTACTCATATCATTTAGTTTTGTGAGGCCAAAGCTCTCGGTTTATTTTATTTGAATGCAACTGCATGCCCTAGCTATACAATATTGGATTCAGTTATACATATATAAAATTATTTTTCTGTATCAAAAAAGAATACCTGTGATAATCTTGATGATGCTACATCCCACCCAAAGTAAGTAGGTGCTGCGTGTAATAAACGAGCATCCCATATAACGCATCTATTAAATACATTACCTACTTGGTCTACTTTTTCATAAGGGGTTGAATCTACAAAGGTATGTTGGTTAAACATTCCATCACTTTCACTAGCATGTCTTCCTCTGGTTTTTTTATGAGCATAAAAACAGGTTCCTGCTTCATAAGGGGCATTAGGGTTTAGATATACTGCTGCTGCCCATTGCTGACTATCACAGTGCCATACAGTATTTACTTTAGCTTCATGTGATTGGAATCTACCATTCATTTCATAGCCTTCCCATTTAGTTATTTTTGTACCTAAAGCATTTTCAAATTTCTCTTTTACTCCTTCAAAGAAAAATTGTTTTCTAGTTCTTAATCCTAGAAATCCACTATCATCGTGAAACCATTGTTTAAGAGCAAAATCTCTTAGTTCAATTGGGTTTTCATAGAAATCATCTATAACTGTAAATCTTCTTGGTGCTAATGGGTTTACTTTAAAATCATCTGTTTTAATAAAACCCCAATCATTTTTTGGGTCTGAATCTGTATTCATAATTTTTGGTTTTTAATTTAATTCGTTTCTTAATAAATAATAAGTACTTTCTATATTTTCTGAGGTGAAATGGATTTTCATCATACCATTTGGTGCTATTGATAGCTTGGCGTTATCCATATCTTTATTGTTTTTTAATATTTCACTAAATTTAAGTGCATTAAAAGGTAAGCGCATTCCTTCTTCCTTTATTTTACCTTTGATTTGGTATGATATCTTGTTACTATAATTGTCCTCAATAGCTTCGGGGCTAAACATAAAATCACATACTAAAGAACCATCTAAGTTTTCAGTTGTTTTTACAAGCACACTAGCGGCATCTAACGCCCCCTTAGCTTTTATTAAATGGGTAATATCTTCTTCATCTAATTCTAATTCAACATCAAATTCGGGGTCTGTAACCCAACTTGTTTTCCCTATTGCTAATGGATCGGCAAGTGTATAAGTTAAATTAAAATTAGCATCTTCAATATACATAACATTTTTTAATGCTCCATTACCACTTAAACTCATTAGTAAGTCTCCATTAGTAATAGATAAAAGTTTGACTAATTTATCGGTATCAAATACACCTATATCACTATCTTGTACAGGAAAAGTATTTAATACTGTTTTACATACTAACCCTTCACTTTGGGCATAAACAGTTAACGAATCATCTTTAATTCTCCATTTAACTGATTTGTGTAAGTCACCTAAATAATATTTAGATATTGTGCTTTGTAATAGGTTTTTATTTATCATAACTGTAATATACGAAATTTATTTTATATCTCAAAGAAATTAAATTGGTTTTTATAAGGGTTTAAATCTAATGACCATTGTAAATCACTAAAAAATCCTTCTAATTTGTTTAATAATATAGACTCAAATACTTTTCTACGATTAGCGTATTTATCTAAAAAATCTTGTATCTTTTCAGGTATATCATGATCTTGAAAGGCTAATGATTCTATTTTATATGGATTATCTTTTAGATAAATCCATTTTACTTTATCTGCTTGTGTTATTAAATTATGTTTTTTATCTAATGACCAAAGTTTTAGCAAGTCATTATAACGGATTGCTGCTCGTACTGGGGCAGGAGCTCCTTTGAGTATTTCAGTAAACATTTCACCTGCTCTAGCTTTAGTTCCACTATATTTTCCTAATTTTTTAACTGCTGTAGGATTACCTAGCTGTGATAATGAAATAGTACCGTCTAATATTTGTTTTTTAAATATTTTAATTTGATCTAAAATACTAGATTTTTCTTCACCCTTTAATACTTGTTGGAGTATATCATTAAAAAACTTTCCTAAAATAGGGGGAAAATTTGCCTTCATAAATTCTAAACCTTTAATATCTAAAGATTCTTTTTCTATACCTTCTTGCTTTGTAATCCATTGTGCATATCTTCTGTTTGCTCTAAAATAAGCTGAACGTATAACACATTCTGTTTTCATTTCTAGTCTATGATCTTGCACATTAAATGCTTCACGTGCTAATCTATCATAATCATCATTGATAATATCTTGGTATTTTAGTGCTACTTTTTCTAAAAGATTATCTTTTTCTTTAGCAGTAAATTCTTCAAAATTAGGGTATAAATGAAGTAATAAAGGTTCGGCATTAAAATAATTAGAATCTGTGTCCACATAGGCACAATAATTATCATCTCCTTCATCGCAAATCCACCAAGGTGTATCTTGTATATGTTTCATTTATATAATATTTTTAAAATGTTCTTTCTCCGGGTAATTTTGGGACTGTTTTTGGTCGTTCCCCTTTAGAATCAACATCATCTCTTTCGTCTAATTCTACTTTATACTTAATACCCGCAACTTTAAATTCACCCCCTTGTTTAAGCATTTTCTTAAAGAAGTTTGTTTGTGAATCACTCCAACTTTCACTCCTTAGAATAATTTCATCTTTTTGAAGGTAATTACCTCCTGATGATATGTGTTGGTTTTTTCTAATTGATTGTTTTTTCAATGCCATATTATTCTCTTTTATAATCATCTTCGATTCTAACAATATCGTCTTCACCAAAGTATGTTCCTGTTTGTACTTCTATAAATTGTACTACTCCACCTGTTTCATTCCAGGCTCTATGTTTAGCTCCTAATGGTATCCTTATTGATTGTCCTGGTCCTCTAAATACTTTCTCACCATCTAGAATAATTGTTAAATTACCTTTAACTACAGTCCAAGTTTCTTTTCTTTTATAATGGTATTGATATGATAACCTTTGACCAGGTGCTACTGTTATTCTTTTTACTTTACATTCAGGAGAATCTAATAATACTTCATACATTCCCCAAGGTCTACTTTCTATTCCCATTATATATCTAATTTTAATTCTCCACGTATAACTTTATTCATATGTCTATTGGCACATAAGGCAGATTCTTGTATAATTCTGTGTCCTGATAAAGTAATTGCTTCACTTAAAGTTTGGAAATTCATACCATATCTAAATGAAGGTAAAGCAGTAGCACCATATAAACTATTTAATAGAATTTTCATTGTATACTGCATTAAATGATTATATTCACCTAATTGTTTATCTCCAGCTTTATAAGCTTTTTTCATACGATTTTTATATACAACTCTTTCTTTAAACCATTTCTTTAAAATAGTAGATAAAACTGATTCCTTATCTGTTCTAAACATTGAACCGTTAGCTGCTATAGCTAGTTTCTGTGTTTCAATTATTTCTATTAACTTACTTACGGTAACAACTGTTCTTTGTTGCTTACTATTTTCAACTAATAGTTCTTCTTTAGGGTCTTTAGATTTTAAATCGTTAAGTCCCAATCTATTATTACGGTCATCTTCATCTACAATACGCCCTACAAATGTTTCCTTACCTATGTTTATAGACATTATTATAGAGGGATATAGCGATGTTAAATCTTCATCAAACATATACTTATACAATCCTGCTTTGGGGCAAAAAAGGTATCCTCCAGCATAACTATCTTTCTTTTGTGGGTTTTGCTCTTTAGGTGGTGGGACTATATCTTGGTCTAATAAATAAGCTGAAATTGCTCCATCTTGGGTTTTACTATTAGCATATACTTCACTGTAATTGTGTTTACCCTTATGTGCTAAATTCTTTGTTAATGCAATATATTGAAGTTTTTCATCTAATTTTTGTAATATTTCAACATCACGAAAGTTATACTCAATAAATTTATTTATATCATTTGAAAAAAGTTGATCTAAATTTCCTTCATATTCAACCTTTCCTAAATTAGCATATTTTAAACCAACAGCATCTAGTTTCCAACTAGGTTCATCTTTCCAATGGTATTTTTTGTGTAAACGAATATAATCTAAAGATTCAACTCCTACTATATCAACATATTGATTTTGTTTAAAAAAGTATTGGTTATTTTTCTTAGCATTTACTTTATTAATAGGTGAAAGATAACTAGCATAATCCTTTCCTATTACATTACACATTCTGTAATATAAATAAGGAATATCAAAATAATCACTGTTATAACCTATTAAAATATCTGGGTTTATTTCTCTAAAGTTTTCTATAAATTTTAATAGTAAATCTCTTTCAGTTCTTATAGGTATAACTTCTTTACCATCAATTTTCTTATAAGATAATTCATTTTTTCTATCTAAAATTAAAATAACCCATTTATCAGGTGTTTTATCCCAATAAGCGATAGAAGTAATAGGCATGGGTGCACTTTCAATGTATTCTTCAGTAAGTGCTCCTCCTATTTCACACTCAATATCAAAAAATAATTCTCTATGTCCCGTTGAAGGAGCATCATTTGTTCCATATTTTTCAATTAAAAATTTTTGATAAGGAGGGATATCATGAAAGTGTAAGTTTGAATCTGTTTTATACCATTGATGTGTTTTAAGTAAATATTCACCATTTATTCCCCTATGGGTTGCTTTATCTTCTCTACATTCTTTATAGGCATAATTAGTCCACTCAATCTCATCATATCCACCTTCATCCCATAAATGGATTTTAAATTTATTATTTTTTAACCTAGTGGAATAGCACTTTTTATACATTATATAACTTTTATTTAACTAAATATACGAAAGCTCCCTACGGGAGCCTACGTTTTTTATATTATTGTTTCAACATCATGAAACTTTCCTAATTCATCATCACTGAAAAATTGGTGTAAATCGGGTCTGTAGTAATTGATTGATTTCATTACTTTACGGTCACGTGTTCTATATACTACGAATCGGTCTTCGACCTGTTCAAAGTGACATGGCTCAGCTTGTTCTTTAGAGCGGAGGGTGACAGTCTCCATGGCTTCTTCTTTAGTGCTACAAGACTTCGACATATTGCTTCCCTGTACTTCTTGATACGCGGGCCATATCTTACCTTTAAGACCGTGTAACATAGTACCGTTCCCAAGGGAAACATAAGCAATATCACACAAAGCATCCAAAACTTCCACGATGTCTCCGTTTTCGCAAGCCTGTCTATATTCTTCCAATTCTTCAAGTACAAAGTCGTATACGAATTCCCACTCCTTTTTTTCTGGTATTGTTGGTTCATAATTATTTGGTTTTCCAAAAGTAGAATTAAATATCTCTACTTCATTTACAAAGGGCACACTAGGTGGTGCTTCAATACCACCATTTGCCTCATCAAATATTGTTAATTGTTTTCCCATTAGTTTATAACGTCTAAAAATTTAGTTTTCTTTACTTCTACAACTCGAAAATTAGACATACCTTCATTATGTTTGTACATCTTAGCTTCTGCGTCTGTTGCTGATACTGCTACTACTAAATATAATTCAGTTGTTTTTTGTATTCTACCTCTTTCATTCTCAAATTCATTTTGAGTTTTAATTTGCCAATATTCCATATTTATTTATTTTGATTTATAATATTCATCACATTTATCTCTATATTCCTTAGCTCCAGGTTTTAAATAATCTTGAATGGGTTTGGAATCTTTAGTTTCCCAAGGGTATATAACCCATTCATCCCCTTCATGTATATTAGCCCACATACTAGGTTGGAAACTGGATGTATGGGGTTTATAATGTAATACTGCAGTCCAAACACCTGGGGCTTTTTCTAATGTAACTCCTGAATCACATATGTCATCGATTACTAATGTATTTGGACCTACTGCATTTACATAAGGTAAACCTAATTTATGTGATATTAATACTGCTGGGATTAATCCACCTCTTGGAATACCATGAACTGAATCTATATTAGGTTGGTCATGTCGGATTTTATTGATTAATATATCAACTAAAATGTTTATATCATCCCAACATAGATATATTTTATTGTCTGCTTTTAATGCCATAATTTATATGTTATGTCCTCCGTTATTAATTTTTAAACTATCAAAAAACTCTTTACGAGATAAATTATCGTTTTCTCTAAATACCCCTGATGCCTTAGTAGTAACCATTGCTGCACCTTGATGTTTAACTCCTCTACAGCTAACACAATTGTGTGTTCCAACTATAGTAACAATAACACCTTTATTCCCATCTGTAATTTTATCTACAGCATTATGGATAGCTGATGTTAATTGTTCTTGTATTGCTCCTCTACGACCAAATAATTCTACAATTCTATTTAATTTAGATAATCCAATTACTTGACCACCTTCTCCTGCAATGTAACCAATATGAACAACACCTCCAATTGTTTGATGGTGGTGAGAACACATTGAAGTTAACGGTATATTACGTTCAATAACAATACCATCATAACCATCACTTGGGAATGATGTAATTGGAGACATTGCTGTGTAACGACCAGCCCATAAATCATTTACATATGCTTTAGCTACACGACGGGGTGTTTCCATTGAATTGGGATCATCTCTCCAATCACATTTTAATGCATCTAAAAATTGACCATAAGCTGTTTCAGCTTTATCAATCATTTTTAACTTTTCTTCATCATTGAAGGGAAATCCTTCAGCAACTCCATTTGCATAACCTACTTTTACTACTTCTAATTCTTCGTGAACTTTTCTACGTTTGTTCTCCATTTATATAACTTTTTAATTTATCTACTAATACTAATACTTCATCTGGTTCCATTGTTATGGCACAACAGACATTGATATTCTCTTCTATTTCCTCTAATATACGAAGGGCTTCTTGCTTATCCACTATACTTCTCGCTGGTCCTCAAAAGCAATAATATGTGGTCTCCAAGTCATTCTATAACCATTATCTCTAACCCAATCAAATACTAGTGGGTAAGATTTAAATAACCCTTCTCTTGAATCTCCAGCAGGCATAAACCATACTTTATCTTGAGGTACATCTAACATTCGAATAAAATCTATTATTTCACCCAATGCTAATTGATCTTTACCATCCCATACGGGTTTTATATGGTAATCAGAATGATATTCTATAGATTTTACAATTGCTTCTCCATTAAGTCTAAACTTATTATGGCGTTTTACCATTCTTTCGTCCGTGATTCCACCTTGAGGGGTTTCAACACCGACCACAGGGACTGAATTAGAGAATTTAGGAGAAATCGATAATAAATTAATCGGATAATCAGTGGGAAGAAAATGCGAGCCTTCAGTCTCGATAGTGATAAATATATCTTTTTCATGTGCAAAGTGTGTTAATTCGTTTACTAAAGCAGGATGCATAGTAGGAGATCCTCCTGTTAACATCATCTCTTTGATATGGGGGTTGTCCTCATATGCTTTAATAATATCATTAAAATTAAAATGTCCTTTTTCTGGATGGATGCTAGTATACCAAGAATCACACCAACCACCTTCACCGAAATAACATCTGTGAGTACATCCTGTTGTTCTAATTACTACTGTTGGGTATCCTGCTCTTGATCCTTCTGATTGTACTGCAGTGTAGATTTCTACAATCGGGAGGTTTTTATCGTAATCCTCAATACGCTTTAATTGCTTGTGTTCCATATAATTTTTTTAAGTGGTTTTTTATTCACTGTTATAACTCTATTCGCAGTAATAAGCTGCATTTTTTCCATGTTCCATAAACTTAACTTTAATAACTCTTACTCTATTATCAGTTTCAGTTTTAACAAATTCATTAAGTTTACCATAAATATACTCAGCAAATTTTTCTGCTCCAGTAGCTGGGATTATTCTTACTTGTGCTACACCTGCGGTACCCATTTGTTTAAATGCTTCTACTTCAGGGTCATCTTCTGCTACAATCATAGTATGATCAAACATATAATCCATCCATGCTTTTGGTGTTTTACCATCTATTAAGGTTTTAGCTCTTTTCATTCCTCCAAAATCCCAAACCCAATTTCTATGATCTAATTCACCTTCAAAATAAACCTTAAATGAAATGCCATAGCCATGTACAAACCTACAGTGTGTGTTTTCTGCTGAATGTTGACGAAACACTGTACTAAAACCGTCAAATACCTTACTTGATTGAAATTTACCCATTATACCAATTTTTAATTTTATCTAATGGGTTATTTCCCACTAGCCTACTAATTTCTGTACCATTAGAATCTACTTTTACTAGAGTAGGTACATTTCTAATTCCATATTTGGCTGATAAAGTTGAATCTTCATCAACATTAATTTTTTGAAAAGGCAACCCACTTTTATCCATTACGGGTCCTAACATTTTACAAGGACCACACCAAGGTGCACTAAAATAATAAATTTTACTCATATTTAATTTTTAATTGTTATACTAATTCTTCTCCTATTCCTACTATTTCACTCAATATAAGTAAAATAACTGCAATATCCAAGCTATACCATAAAGCTCCATATCCTAAGATACGAATTCCTGATTTTATAAAGCTAATTTGTTGGTGTTTTTTTGCGTCTGGTAGTTCTTGTTTTTTCATAACTTTTTGTTGTTTTTCTATAATCTATTATAAACCCAATTGCTACTAGAAGGTTTAAACCTAAACTAGTAAGTATTTCATGAAGGTCTTTATAGGTATTTATACTAAGGTGGATATGCCCTACAACCCAAAATGGAATTGCCATTTGTTGGCTGTACCAAATTAGAGCGAATTCTATAAATTTTTTCATATAACTTCTTGTTGTCTTACTAGGTCTCGAACCTAGACTCTTCTGTACCAAAAACAGACGTGTTACCAATTACACCATAAGACATTTAACCCTTAAATTGACCTGTTTCTTCTTGCGCTATCCCAGGCAATTTTTTTAGATTTTCCTAACATACTATAGGAAGATACTTTGTTGTTGAACGACCCTCTAGCTTGATTGATTTGGGTTTGTCCGTTGTTTGATTGTTGATTTGTTGTCATTACTTTAATTTTACGTATTTATGTATATATTTTGAGTATTATACGTATTCAGCAAGAACCTTCTCAACATGAGTTTTTGCAACTTCGTATCCAACTTCTCCTGTTTCATCTTCATACTGTACTGGATCAGGTCTTCCTAATAAAATAAATGCTTCTATACGTTCAACACTAGATGCTGATTTATAATCGCTATTACCACTTGGGTAAGGTTTATATGATGTATTTGTTCTTTTATATACTTCATTAAAATCAATACCTAATACTTCACATAACTTTTCTCCATCCTGTAAAATACCAAATTTATCAGTATCTAAATAAGGAGTAAAGTACCCTACTCTATCAGCATCCCAATTCCCCATTCTAAAAGCTGCATCATCTGCATCTCTAAATTCTTGTCTACAATCAGGATAAACTGCGTGATCACCAGCATGAATACCTAAAGCAATATCACAAACATCTTCTGTTCTATTTGCTACAGATAAGGCTACTGCTTGTACTATTGAAGCAAACATTTTATTCCTATTAGGAACAACTGTTTCTTTCATATTATCTTGTTCATAATGTCCTTCTGGTACGTCTTCCCCACCTGAAACCAAAGCTGAATCTAGCAAATCTACTAGTCCATCTAATTTAATTTGACGGTAATTAACTGTACACCCATTAAAACAATTTTCATCTGCTGGGCAATTTTCATTGATATAATCAACTAATTGTTGAGCTCTTTCAAGCTCTACTCTATGTTTTTGACCATAATCAAAAGATATAGCTGTTACAGAATCATACTTTTCGATAGCTCTTAACAATAGGGTGCTGCTATCCATTCCACCACTTAAACTTACTACACAATGTGCCATATTTATTTATTTAATTTTTGCCAGGTATTTTGCGTATAGGCTAACGCTTGATTAAATTT